TTCCGCACACCTGCAAATTCATCAGCAGATAAGTTCATTACTGCGGATATTGCACGGATGGGAGACGATAGGACTGTGATTGTGGTATGGAATGGATTACACGCTGAAAAGTTTGTAGTGCTGAAACACAAACCAATTAACGAGGTAGTGGACACCATTAACCAGTTGGTGAAATCACACGGAGTGAAGCTATCAAATGTCCTCTGCGATGAAGATGGCATCGGAGGGGGAGCGGTTGATTATATCCGTTGCCGAGGATTTCTTAATGGATCAAAAGCGGTACGTGAGAATTACTTGAACTTAAAAAGTGATTGCTATTTTAAGTTAGGCGAATTGATAACGAACAACCTCATTACATTTGAATCAACGCACAAAGATACCATCGTGAAGGAATTGGAGATGATAAGACGTGAAAAGTTGGATAGTGATGGTAAATTGAGAGTCACTAACAAAGAAGATTTGAAAAAACGTCACGGCCTTTCTCCTGACTTTGCGGATGCCATTATGATGCGTGCGTTCTATGAATTAAAAAAGAATTTCGGAAAATATGCATTCGCATAGAAATTTATTTATATTTGTAACCAACTAAAAAACACAATATGGAACTAAACAAACTAATTGAAATAAAGGCTGAAAGTTATGCCTCATTTGGAAACGATGACAATATGAGCGGTGAAGCTTATTTCGCATTTGTCGCAGGTGCTAAATATGCACTGGAATTAATCAGCAAACAAATCCAGGATGAGTTATGAAAAACAAAATTACCCACGATGACCACGAAAAGTTGAAGGTGCTTAACCTATTGATGTGGTTACAAGCTTCGCTTTACGCAGCAGATGAATGTGAGACAGTCAAATGGTTTTACAAACATCAAACTAAAATGCTGATGAATCGACTCAATGAGTCCATTCAACGTGAACACGGCAAGACAATAACTGAATTGTGGAATGTGGATGGCGCTATACTACCCGATATCACACGCCAGTTGGATGACTTTACCTATGAGATGGCAACTTATGGATACTGGATGCTACCCGAATTGACGAAGCTAATTCAGAACGCAAAGGAGGAATCCGAAAAAGTGGAGGTGGTGAATGAGAAAGAAGTGCTTTAGTTGCAATCGCAAGTTCCCTTTGTTCTTTTTCTCCAAAGACAAGATGAAATATCAAAGGCCAAGTGACCATAAGAGGGTTAAGTGTTGCAGAATTTGCAACTACTTAAAATGGTCAAAAGATGGCGAAGGTTGGTTCTTTGATTATTCAAAAGGTAAATTCACAAAGGAAATATTTAATTCAAAATTTGAGGTATTAAAAAGAGTATTACAATGAATATAACACACGATTTCGACAACTGCCAGTCTGATGTCTACAAAGAAGTAATCACAGACCTTATCTCACGTGAGAAGATGGGGAGAATGAAGTATGGCACAACTGTGGATAAGGCTAACTTATCGGAGAAAGAATGGATGCAACACGCTTACGAGGAGGCTCTTGATTTTGCTATCTACTTAAAAAGAATGATGTCAAAAAAATGACATTAGCACCTGATATTAAAAGAGTGGCATTGCGCCACTTTTTTTTTGACCTAATCTCATCTTCATTAACTTGTTTTAAATGGGACAAATCACCCTCTAATTGTTCGATATAAGCCACATTAACTGCATTCATCTTGGTTAGTGACTGATTCTCCTTACTTAAATTTGAGTTGACTACAATATAGTAGTCAAGTGAACGTACACCAAGTACAACTAACCTGCGCTCAGTGCGTAAAGAATCCAGTTTTTTCCAATTCAATGAGTCGCTGAATTGATTTTGTGTATGCGCTATCAATGGCAGTAGTATCCATAAGATAGATAGTATCAATATCCTTTTCATATATCGTTTTTAATTTAATGCGTTCAACTTTTAAGGTATCAACTCTTGCTTTTAAGACAACAATTGCATCATTTTTCGTAACATTTTTGTATGTGGAATTGTTACGATTTTGGCATAATAAAATACCAATAGCAATACCAATACTAATAGATATTACCTTGATTAATACGATAGTTCTTAACGTGAAATTCTTTTCCATTGCCTTTGGTTATGATTGCAAATCCATGATTGTATTTTGAATATGGGTTGTAATCAGGTGACAATTCAGATAAGCAACCCACACCCCAACACGTTATCACCTTTCCGTTAACATCTCTTTCCGTATGCTCAGCAGTTTGGTGGTGGTGACCACACATTGCATTTGCTTTTGTCTTTAAAAACAATCCCCTTGCTACATTTACAGATGGAATAAACTGCTTACCAAATTCGTGTCCGTGAAAGATGCTTAACGCACCGATGTTTAACTTACTCACCCCATCTACCCACGTTATATCGTGCTTATCAAGATGCGCGAGTGAGCTAAAATCGAACACGTCAATATCTATTAACTCAGGTGCTTTTATCCTCATAAATTTCCAATAACGTGCTTCGTGATTGCCTTCTTTGTAGTATATTTTTGCCGAAGGAAATTCTTCACGGATATAACCCATAAGCATACGCAAGGCATAAAGTTCTTCTTTGAACTTTCTCTTTTTAGGGTCTTTAACGAAGTCGGATAAATGGTGACAGTCTAACGCATCACCATTGATTACAATTGCATCACACTTCTGTTTCTTTCCTTCTTCAAGTGCAATTTGCAATGCTTCGCTATCGTGGTAAGGCACGTGAATATCACATAGGATTAGTACACGCTTACCTACTACGTCATAGTGTCTGCGTTTCTTAGCGTATGACTTAGGTATCTCAAAAGGTGTTGTAGTCCTTTTTTTAGTTTCAAAAAGTGATTTGTCTTTAATATGCTTATCATTCCACTTTCCTTTCTTACCTCTGATAAGATTTAAGAAATTTCTCGCGTGTTCTACGCTATTATAACTCTCAGGATTCTCAGTCAATAATTTCTTCGCCAGCGTTAGCGTTGGCGTTTGTGGGAATCGTTTCGCTACTTCTTCGGCTATTAGCCGCGCTTGTGTCTTTTGTGGCATTGTTCTTTTTGTTTATTAGTCCTTCAATGACTGTACTACCAAATAAAGTTGCGCATAGAAGAGCAAGAGTATCAAACATTTCTTGAGGCGCTCTGAATTTTGTAAACGTAGCCACATAGATAAGACTGATTAGTGTTACCACTAAAGTAATGGCACTAAAGCGCTTACTACTAACTTTTGTCGTATTACTTATTAAATTAGCTAAGAATGTTTTTAACATATCTTTAAGATTTGCCGTTCCTTATTTTTTTTTAATCTGCAATCCTTTATAAATAGAGATAATCGCAGCAGCACACGAAAGGAAAATTGAAAGTATCTTTACCCATTCGCCTAAATCAACAAGCCATACAGGAACTTGTAACATTAATGCAGAACCTGCAGCTATACTTGATTTATAATAGTGGTCAAAGTCGTGAATCATAAAGCGTATTCAAAGTGCATTGTGTCGTATCCTTTCTCTTTGCCGTAATTCACAAATCCGTGTTTCTCAAAAATCATAAAGAGTGACTTGTAAATCGGTTGAGCGAATTGGCTTTTGTCGAATGGCGTTTTAAGGTCGTTCTTAGTTGGGTTAAGGTCAATGGCAATACCCCACGAATGTCGCGAAAGCTGACTACCGCCACGCATTTTTCGATACACGAAGCATCCACCAAATACATCAATCTCAAGTTCGTGCAGAACCTTGAACGAATAGGTAGCTAATAAGTCATTGAATACCGCAGTAAAAGCATCCGCTACTTTTTTATGACAACGCATCTTACTCACAGTTATATTTAAGTCCCACGCAAGGCGCATCGGATAAGGTAGGGTTATCGTAGTTAGGTAAGTACCTTTCTCATTCGGTACTCCAAATTCTTCAATTAGTTCTTCTGTTGTTTTTAGCTTCATTGTTCGCGTTGTTTTTTTTGATAATGTATTCGCGCATTGCTTTTTCGTACTGCGCTAACTTGACTAAATCTTTCTTTCTACCTGCGTTCATATGATGTTATTGGGTTTATTGCTTATGATTCTCGCTAAGTCTGGCGAGATGTGTCCTGTCCTACTTCCTACCTCAAAAATAGTGGAACGATTAGCGCGAGGATTGCTACTTAGTTGTTGTAACGTATTCGTGTTTAGTTCGGGAAAGTCACCGCTGTTCTTGCACAAGTAGTCAATCATTCGTTGTGTGTAAAACTGCGCCTTCTCGCGCACGTTATCCTTATACATCTGCATATCTTGAGTGCTAATAGGTTGACTATCATCAGACGTGCGAACCACAATAGAACCGTTATCTGTTTTCATATACAAGTGCGGAATAAGTTCGTACATAGTCCACCACGCGACAGACTTAAGCATATACTTTTCTACCAATTCTTGGTATGCACCTGCAAGTGTATTATTGCGCACATCGTTCAAAATCTTGTTGAATAAATCCGTTCCTATTACTTGTTGAATATGTTCATCTTGTGCAACTATTGCGCAAGGTTTGAAGATATTCGGGTCAACACTTCCATTAATGAAAGTGTATTGTTTCATATAGTTCTCGCTTACGAGAATAACTGCTTGTTCAAGTGCCATTTTTTAAGAGTATTTAAGTGAGCCTCTGCTCGGTGTGTCTATTGGTGCTATTCCTTCCTCTCCTTTACGTTTAACATAAGGTACATTGCCTACTAACTTATCGTTTTTCAATCCGTCATTAGGCAATATCCTTCCTTTGCTATCACGCTTACGAACGTATATTTTACGTTTCCAACTATGATGGCAGAATGCGCCACCTTTCCATTTGAATATATCGTAAGTGCTTTGTCCTTCGGGTGCGAATTGACCATTAACGCCATCGTCTGACATCGTGGTAATATCTTCGTATCTAAATAACGCACCACCTTTTGAAAGTCCTACCATAGTTTTGCAGAACTCGCGTGAATGTTCGCTTATGTTTTGTGAGTATTGATAACGTAACTTGTAAAGTCCTGTATCACCCCACGCGCTTTTCTCGTCTGCATTTGCGTATTGGCGTTCGCTTAAGAATTGTGCAAATACTTGCTTTTCAGAATCGGTATCGTGTACTTCTTCTTCTGCGATACATTCCCACTCATTCTCATCAATGTACTCAGCCTTATCACTTAGTCGGTTAATCCAACTTTGCTCTGCTTCTTGCGTAAATTCAGGTGCTTCTAAATTAGTCTTTTTTTTTTCAGACTGCTGAACTGCTACGCTTGTAGTAGCCTCTGAGAATGGACTATTTAGTTCAATACTTACGTTCGGCAAGATAGCTTCAAACGCATCGCAGATAAGACGTTGGTAAGGTTGTATTACTTGGTGATTGAAGATATCAAGTGCTACTATCATTTCATCCTTATTGCTTCCGAATCCTGTGTTATCACGAATACCAAACAATAACGGACTTGTAACGCTATGCGCGACCATTATTTGCTTTGCTGTTTCTTCGCTTAAAAATTCGTATTGCTTATCAGCATCTGAAATAGGGAATGGCGTAATGTTAGGTGCAGTAGAATTAGGTTCGTTGAAAGTCATTAAGAACTTACCTGCGTTTTGCGCACCTGCTATCTTTCTCTCCCACTCATTCTTAATCAATGTGCGTTCTTCTTGAGTAGGTATTCCGTTCATCATCGAAATAATAAACGAAGGGAAAAGACCATTCAAGATATTATTAACGTGATACAACGACATCTGATGGCTTAACTCAATGTAGTTTAACGCACCATAATAGTCGGGTTTTGCATACCACAAACTTCCACTTGTGGCTATGCGTGAATAGATACATTGGTTAGGACATTCTTTAGAACGCGAAGGGTCAAACTTAGCAATAAACTTAGGTTCGTACTTTTTGTGCTTAATCTTAGTCCAGTCACGAGAATACCATACGCCAATAACCTCATCACGCTCACCATAAGCTAAACGACAATTTTCAAATGGCAAGTGATTTATCTTAGCTACTCGCGTTCCGTCAATGTTCCAAATAACCTCAGCAACAAATTGACCTTGTAGTTTCAAATCAAACGCAATACCTTTCAAAGCGTTATCAAGAATAGTATTACTACCTTTTCCCTGAATCATAGAGCTAATACGATTCGTAAGAGCATTATGGATAGGTGAATTATAGTAAAGACCTATTAAATAGTTAGGGTAAAGGTTATCATTGCCGTAGCTAACCCATCCTTTTCTATCTTCTTTTTCAGTAGCTGCAAGTGGTTCGTAAGAACTCATTTGTATAGCCATTGAATGCGCTTTGTTTATTTGCGTATTATCACTCATTGTTGTAGATTATTGTGTCTGGAATAGTTATCGAAATTTCATCGAAGTATCCCTGATTTTCAGTAAGAATTAAAATGCCTTGCTCTACTAAACCTACTACGCTTTCATCGGTAGGGTCTGTATTAGTATCTGAATTTTGACCATACACATAGTAGTTGTATTGTCCTGCCACTCGCAGTCCAACAGTCGTTATGTTTAATCGTGTATATCTGTCCGTTTCAGAAACTACGGTAGCTACTTGTGGTAACGTATTAGTGCCTTCGGAATGTTCAAGGATTAGCAAGTAGTCAGTAAAAGCTACTTGGTAAAACTCGCGCCCTTCCTTAAGTGTCATAATGCACGTTTGGTTAGCCGTATTTGATGCAAGATAAATCATTCAATCAATTCAATTTGCAAAATAAAGATAGGGGGTTTTTACGCCCCCTTTCTTAAAAGTTATTAGTCAACT